TTTAAAGTAAGCTTTTCAAAAACATTTATGTTTGGTAAACCGCGTGTTGCAGAATCAGTATTGGGATCTACAATTACAGAATTTCCGTAGTTGATACCAATTACATCGTTATTTAAACTTATTGTTTCTGTTGGTTTTTGAATTCTTATTGTTGTAGGAAAACTTCTATGAGCTCTAAACCCATCAACAACAGCTGTGCCGGAACTTACATTTAATGTTAGATGAGTAGACACTGAATCTAAAGAAAAGTCTACAGTATACGGTTTTACAATATAATCACCAGAATTTTCGAAAATTCTTTTTGCCATAACTTCATTAGGTATATTATATGAGTTATTTGTATCTACTGCGTTGAAAATGGCACCTTGTTTTACAGTAGCTACGTGAATAAAATTTTCGTCGGAATCAACATCGCTTTCTTCAACTACTGTTAATTTAATTCTATATCTATCCGCGCCTGAAGCTGCTAAGTTAGGAGCTGCACCTTGATTATCAAATAAGCTTTCATCATCTATAGAAGAAACAATATCCTCTATTGCTTTAAATCCTATATTTGTTGTTTTAACATCACTATACTTTGAAATAATTTTTGATTGATCTTCAGTAAAAACAAAGTGTCCTCTTGCATAGTATATTCCAGATAATAAAGTTGCAAGTATACCAACACCAACTGCTGGATTATCCAAAGTATTTGTAGTTTGAACTGTTAACGTTACAGTTCCATTAGTTATATTTTCGCCTGGTGTTAATCTAGGTGTATTTGCGCCTGAAGAAGCAGATGACGTATTCATATATTGAATATATAAAGTATCGGGATCGGAACCAGCAGCAGTAACTACTTGTAAGACTTTAACTTGAATACTAGATGTATCACCTGTAAAAATATTTGCACTACTTGCTGGTGTTGTTATAGTAGAAGTATTAGCAGGAAGAGTATTAATAGTTGTATTTAATTTTATAAATTCGTATTGCGAATTTAAATTAGCGCCACCGGGCTTAACAACAGCGCCTTCTTTAAATACATTATTTCCAAATTTTTGTATTTGATTTTGTAAAATTGTTTGAAGCTGAGTTAACTCACGAGCCTGCAATGCCTTACCTGAATTAAATAGTATCTTATGAAATCCTGCGCTGTCAGCAAAATCATCTTTATAAGTTGTATTAAAGACTGAATTTGTAAGTGTAGTAGCCATATTTTATATCCTTAAAGTGTTATCACAACTTTTATATCTTCTGTTTGATTAGCTGATCGAGTTACTGGTGCTCTATTTTCTATATATAGTACTTTTCCGGAAAGCTTGTTAACGTCGTCTCGTGTAAATGCATCAGAGTCTGCGTCAGTTCCTTCTGCAATAAGTGTGCCAGTTTGACCACCACCAGCAATACCTTCTTCTTCTTGAAAATCTAAAAATCCAGTATCTTCTGTTTGATGAAAATATAATTTATCACCAGCAACTTCATCAACTAAAGCTTTAGCTCCAGAGGTTCCACCTGTTATTGTTGCATTTAAAAAGCCAGTATTTGCTGTAGCTTGCAATTTTAAAAATCTTAAAACTTTACCACTTGAATTAGAAAAATCAGAGTCTGTAGTAGGTTTTTTAGGATCTCTTATTAAAGCAACTTGTCTAAAATTTTGACCTACTATAAAATTGCTATCCTCAATTCCATTTGGTTTTGTATTAAACATTAATGATGTTGATTTCAATTCATCTCTTGGATCATTGCCCATTCCACTATCTGGTCCTAATATTGCGCGTGCTGTAGCAATAATTCCAGATCCACTAGGAGCTGCTATTGTAACACTAGCAAAGTTATATCCTTGACCCATTGTAAGGCCGCTATCAGCACTTGAATCTAATTCTATCTTTGTAACTGCTCCACCTGATACTATTGCAGTTGCTGATGCTCTAACACCATCGCCATGTATACTTACAATAGGTGCACCAGTATATCCTGATCCGCCGTTTGTCACATTAATACCAATAATTTGGCCAGGAACACCTGCATTTTGTATTAAAAGTTGTTGATTTTCTAAAACTGTATGAGGTCTTCCTAGTGTAGCTGAATCTAATATTTTTTCAACTGGCACAAAATTTGCTGAGAGAAATTTATTTGCTCTTGACGCACTTAATGTATATAAAAACTTCCAAACATAACCATCTGCAGTTTTAAAAGCTTTTATAGATGTTCCTGTTGGCTTAACTGTGGAAGTAGTTGATACACCAGTTGATGATTTTCCTTGCTGTAAACACACATATACTTGGTTATCTTCAGTAAGAACGTAATAGCTATTTGTTAATGGAATAGATGCTAAATTATCATCATATGCTGAATATATTGCGCCAGAAGACCAGTTATATCTTGGTATAGTAAAAGTTACATCACTTGCAGATTTTATTGATTGTAATCCAGCTCTTAAATTTCTTATAGTTCTAGGAGCGTCTGTAACTGTAGGAACGTTTTCGCTATCATCCCATTGCTCGGATCTACCTATTCCTATATAATACCTATGTGTTGATGCTGAATCTGGAAAAGAAACTTCATCAAATACGGTTTGAACTATTTGTTTCTTAAAAGAGTCTGTAATTATCGCTGCCATATCTTATTCCTTTATGCTACTGTCACTTCGCCTTGATTACCTATAAGAAACCAGTTTGACCCGTCCCATATACAAGTACATCCATCATTTTGTGCAAGTGCAAACGTTGTTCCTTGTGAAAAATTTGAAGGAGTTACAGTCATTACACCTGCTCCTTTATTTGTAAATATTTTATATTCTCCAACAGTGGTTCCATCCGCTAAACTTACAGCAAGAGCTGAACCTTTATTTCCTATTATGTATGTTACACCACTATTTGCTGCACCATTTGCTGTAATTGTAGCTGATGTAAAAGAAGCTTTTGATAAACTAACAGATCCAGTTCCCTTTGATGCAAGACGTAAATTTAAATTTGTTCCATTGCCTGTTGCTGATATTGTAGGACCTGTTATTGATGCACCATTTGCAATTGTTATCTCATTTACAGCATTTGAGTTTGCAGTTATTTTTATAATTTCGTTTCCATTTGCATCATTTATTGCAGTGCCAATTATAGGTGAATTTATAGTTGGTGTGGTTAAAGTTTTATTTGTTAAAGTGTCTGTTGAAGTTCTAGCAACTAAAGTATCTGCACCAGAAGGGATTGTAACTGTACCGCCATTTATTATAGATGCTATTGTTGGTGTGGTTAAAGTTTTATTTGTTAAAGTGTCTGTAGTATTTTGTAAAATAATTGTACCAGTTGCATTTGGCAAAGAAATTGTTCTATCTGCAGTAGGATTAGTTGCAATCAATTTTGTTTCATGAGAGTCTGCGCTTGTTCCTTCAAATTGTATAGTACCAATAGTAGCTGAATCTTTTAATTTAACTAATTCACTAAGCGTAGAGCTATTTCCTCCAAGTTGTGTATAAATTTCTTGAAAATTAGCATTTATCTTAGTTCCTGCAGAACGTAAAGTGTCGCCTGTTCCATCGTTAGCTGAAGAACCTATGTTTATATTTTGTCTTGTCATTTGCTATCCTACTTATAGTGTTATTTATACTAGAAAGACGAGTCAGTTACACGCCTTGTAAATATTTGATTATCCATAGTTTCTAATGTCATTGAGAAGTCTGGAGTTGCATTTTCATCGCTATCTCTAATACTGCTGTCATCAAAAGTAAATGAATTAGGTGTTATAACTTGTTTGACTGAATGATAAGTTGTATCTAATTGCGCTAAAGTAAAGTCTTGATAATCACTCACAACCTCGTTTAGATTAGATCTCACTGTACCTCCACCTGAATCAATTAATACAGTTGATTGCACAAACGGTAACGTTGCAGATAATATTGCTTCTGATATTATTACAGGATCAGCTGCAGAATCTGGTATTGATATTTCTCCAATTGGAGAAGTTATAGCTTCAGTATCAGAAACAACTTGTCCTGCAAAAAAGAAACCAGATGGATGAACAAACTTTTTATAAAGCTCACTCCATGTATCTACAGATATTTCTGATTTTATTAATAGCCCAAAAGTTTGAAAGAGTTCATTATTTTGTATAAATTTTATTGAATCAACTCCAATTTGACTTGCTGAATCTCCAATAAGAAACATAGATTCTTTACCATATTCAACTTCAGCTTTTTGCTGAAAGAATAATCTAAAAAATTCTTCTAATGAGAATCTGCTGCCTTTTAGTTTTGCAAGATCGGCTAGTCTAGTTAAAGCATAACGTGTATCAGTAAAATTTTCTCCTGTTTTTAAACCGCCACCTAACTCACTAACTAAATTATTAAGTAAGTTTGCTGGCATTTCTTTTATATCTTTTTTAGCAAAAAACTGCTGGGCGTTGCTTCCAAAGGCATGCGTCCCATCA